CGAAAGCAACAACTCACTCAATCTACCGTTCCCTTATGCCGGGAAAAACCACGGCACGCTGACTGTACGCAAGCAACGCAAGGCGGGACTGGAGGTCTATCTCTCCATTGAAAAGGGCCAGATCATTTGCCCCATTTCCAGCGGCTGCAAGATTCAGGTGAGATTTGATGATGGCAAACCCATGGATTTCTCGGGATCGCCTTCAGCCGACCATGACTCGACAATCGTCTTCCTCAAGGACGCACAGCGTTTTATCAACGCAGCGAGCAAGGCCAAGCAAATTCTGGTGCAGGCGAATATCTATCAAGCGGGCTCACCCATCCTTGAATTCCACTCAGGAAAGCCACTTGAGTCCCTGGAGTGGACACGCAAAGCAGTGAAATCTCGCTGAAGACAAGCGCCTGCGCCAAGGGAGCCCGCCATGGTTGGTGTCCCAGCCTACCTGCCGTGCAGGCGAGTCAGCCAGCGCCCCTCTGGAGCAGAGCACCCAACGCCACCGATCTTGCCCCCGCGGAGCCCACCCGACCCCGCCTAGTCAATAATGTGACCTTTGCCCGCTGCCGCATCCCACACCAGGGAGATGGTCGACGACGGGCACCGCGACACAAGAACATCTGCGCCTTCCTCCGGCCCCCTCGCCACCAAGGAAGGCCCTGCCCGGCACCTGCATGCCGCTGCAACCTGTTGATTCCCAAGCCAATGAGCGACCTTTCGCAAAGCACACAGCCCTCTCCGGCCCCTGATCTGTCGGCGCACACGCCAATGATGCATCGGTTCACTTTCCACTAGCAAATCGAAAATCTTTCATCAAAAGCTACGCCGAAATCTACGCTTGCAAATAGTTGCAAATATCCCCCCTGAAAAGCAGCAGTTTCCTAACATATTCAAATTTCCATCAAATCTAATTTACTCTAGATTTTCAACATGAGATTGCCTGAAAATTAGGAGAAAGAAGAGTACCACGATCATTACTCTTAAAATCCCCTAATTTTCGACAAAACAAGACTGCAGAATGATTACTGCTTAGCAATTGATATTGAAATTTCTACCACCAGTTATATTTAATACCAAGATTAAAATCAACTAAAACTACTTGGCAGTGATAGGTTTCAAGGCTACGCTATTGGCATCCACATCACGCAGACTTGAAACAATGCGCCGAACGGTCTCCATAAGAGGTTTATCGCGTGCGAAAACTTTTGAGCAAAAATCAATTTTTTGATTAATCCAATCTCTCTTTTTCGGCGCAATCTTCCCACCTTTTGAAATAAAAATATGGGTCGCATGGAAGAGCGTTGCATAAGGATGGGGTGTGGATCGCCAGCCTTTGGTTGATTCTTCATGGCGCACAACCTTATGTATTATTTCGTAAACTTCATCATAAAGGGAATCGGCACCAGTCGTTAACTGCTCAAGCTTTTTTGACAGCAGTGAAGCAAGCGTCGTCCAGGGGAATGGATGCTCCTCAATTGCCACGGCATGTCTAGCATATTGAATCGCCAAATCAATATTCGTCCCTTGCGTCAAAAGCGCACGCTGCTCCCAGTATCTTGAATTCCATTGCCACGCCTCGCGAGCCTGATTAAAGAATGCATCAGCATGTATACCCAACAATGGTCTAGCAACATGCTCGGCACTAAATAAGCGTGCCGCAAGCTTAGCTTCTGGAGTTCGAGAAATTGTTGCACGCCTATTAACATAAGGGGACAACGAAATTGCCAACTTAGAAAAAATATCCAATAAAAATGCTTGTTTTTCCCTTGCCAACATATGCAGCAGTCTATCTGCAATAACCGGATTTAACGGAACCACATAGTCTTCATCTTCCGTATAGGTAAGAGGCAAAGGACAATCTATCTCAAGTTGAGCTTTGAGGCTTGGATTCCCATATGAACTCTCCAGGATTGGATAGAAAACACCGCCCGAGTAACAATGCTCAGCAAGGGCTGCAACTGCGAAGCTTCTTCTATCGCACTCACTCGCGTCCTTCCAAATAGACCTTACGATTGCTTCTAAAGGTCTGAAATTATTCAATGCTCTACAAGTCGCTATAGCTACTGGGTCACGGACTAGCTTCTCGGCAAATCTTCCAGGGAATCTAATGGCATCATTCTCACCAAGCAGCCCCGCAATTCGAAGTTTCTCTATCAAGCTCACATAAGAAGACGTCGTCCAATCGGAAACAGTAAAATAATCAATTTCCAAATCACCAATGAGCCGGTCCAAATGGTCTCGTCGGTAGTCCCGATCAGCCGAAAGAATAACCATCGGCTTCTGCGGCTTAACTACCGCGATTAGCGACCGTACTGACGGAGAATGGTCCGCCAGACCATCTATCATCAGGACAACGGGACGAGATACTAGATTCAAAACCTTTGCAGCATTTTCCGGATCGAATACAGAATTAGCATTGAGATTTAGAACAACAGTTCCACCTTTTGCCAGGCTGTAAGCCACTCTTCTAATGGTTGTAGTCTTGCCACTACCCGGTTCAGAATTGACGTTAAATATTTTAAATCCAACGACATCCCCATTCAACCAATTTCGAGCCTTTGCGCCGATCTCCATTTCATCATCAGTAGGGACATCTAATGATGACTCCAAGTCTGACCATCTAATGGTTTTACCGAAATAGAAAGGCGAAACCTCCCCTTCAGGATTTGCCCCAGATGGTTTCAACAGTTCAAAACTAGAGAAAAATTCCACCTGATCTTCGGCGGCAGGTTTCTTTGAAAAAATCCCTTCGAGCGATGGAATCTTCAATTGAGAAACTGAAGGCGCAGGACCCAGCTCAGAAGAAATCCAAGCTAAAAATTCTGACAGTTTTGCTTTTACAAGCGTTAGACCATGAGCCTTGCAGACCTGTTCTGTAATTTTGTCTGGAAAGGGCTCAACCAAAAATGAGGGACCACGATTTGCCCGTGCTGATGTCGAAGTTCTACTCGCCAAGTAATATTCAAGATCAGGCTCATTTAGACTAGTTCCTGCGATAATAAAAGGCTCGCTAGCCATTATTTCAGATAGAACATGCATCCATGCATTCATACCTCGTGTAGCTCGACCATATTCGGCAGTTGAGAACACGTACCCTTTATCGGCTTCCGCTGTAAATCCGTGCAAATGAACTATGGAAAGAAATCCTTTATTAGGCTGGGTCTTAAATACGGTATCGTAATTCAAAGACTCAACCTTTTGCCGTGGTCTTTGTGTCGATTGATATGCATTTTCAAGGGCATCATCTATGTTGAATGTAAATACATTATTCCAAACATAAGATGTAATCCTTTTTACAGTTTCCCCTGGCCGACACCCCAGATACGGTTGAGTTAAGTATTTATCAATTTCGTTGGAATCGAGCAAAAGGCTGACCCTCGACAGAGATGTTCTATCTGATACCCCTTTGAGCCTGCACAAATCAAGTGTCAAATCACTCGCAGACTTTAAATCAAGTCCAAATCGGTCTTGACTATCAAGAGAAACACCACTCCCTAGGAGTAAGTTGTACTGCCCAGCAAACAGTCCTTGGTGAAGCAATTGCAAGTCTTCCGATGAAATCATAATTTCCTCATGTACGAAGTAGATAGCCCGAATCACTGACACACATTGATTCAAATAGTAACATCATTCAACGTGTGCCAGTCAACGTGGAAGCTGTCAGCCCGGGTTGCAGAGGAGAACTACGGTTGCCTAAAGAGCTGTATTGGAGTAGTGATGATGGTCGATCGTGCCGTGACGTACCTCCGGTACAGACTCTTGAGAGAAAGAGTCTTCGTCAAGCACGGCCTTAGCTCAATCCATGGTTTCCAAAAATTAAAACCCTGGGGATCGTCTCTGGTGCATGGGGCGCAGCGTCGTCAAAACGCACATTTGGTCGTCAAAAGCCGTCACATTAGAAAAGACATATAGCAAGGTGAACTGCTGCGTCTCACTTGGACTTTGAGTAACCGATAGGGCCGTCGAAAGCCACACATTTAGCGCGCTGGCGAGGCGGGGGTCTCGGCGCGCGCTGGCGGTCAAGATAGGGCTTTTCGGCTGGGTGGCGGGGAAGGGGGTGCCCTGCGATGGGGGCGTGCAGGGGCGTGGCGGGCCGCTGGGCAGCGCGACGGGACAGCGGCAAGGGGTGCGGCAGGCCGCATGCGTCGAGCGCGCTGGAGGCCTGCGGGTGCACAAGCGAAAAGTTACAGATTCAAAAGTACTGTATATTTAAACAGTAGAACACTGTATATTTCCACAGAATCAAGAGACACAAGGGGCCACGAGTGAGCGATAGCAATGAGACCGACGACCCGATGCATGCGGCAGCGCGGGACATCTATGCGAGCCTGATTGCCCTGGATGCATTGCTGCAGGCGGCGCAGGCAAACCCCATCCCCGCCTGCCATGTGCGGCAGCTGCTGCAACCCGCTCTCAGGACGCTGGACCGCACCACCAGCTGACGGCACCAAAGAAAAAGGGGCCTGCATGCAGGCCCCTTTATTCCATCGTTTCCCGTCTACACCAGACCTTGCTGGGCCGGCTCAACGCTGGGCAGCAGGTAGGGGTCAAAGCTGCATACAACATCCCCCATCCATTCATTGATGGCCTGCGCGAAGTGCGTCTGCAGAGGCTGGATTTCGTTGCGCGCGAACACCCGTGCAGCGTTGACCACATCGCCGAAGCCGCCAGCATTGGCCGGCACCACGCCCATAAGCTGCGGCGGCACGCGATGGGCCGCCAATTGGTCATCGCGGCTCACATTCTTGATGTTGAAAAATTCATCCTTGGCCGCCGCCTCGCCGATGGGCAGCAGCTGGATGGCTTTCTCTTTGCCGCCAGGCGAATGGAAAAACAGATTGCGGAAATTGCCCATGCCCTTGGACGACTTCAAGGCCTGGCGCAGCGCATCCACATCGTCTTTTGCCACTTCGGGGTCGCTCAGATAGAGGATGTATCCGGCATGGCTCCCATTGTTGTAATACCGGCGCCTAAACAGCGTGGCCGACTCGTTGAGCCAGGCCGATTGGAGGGCGGCCAGGTACTGCGGCAGTCCATAGATTTCCTGGTGCACATCGGGCTGGAAGATGTGGCAAATGCTGCCTTTGGGAAACGTGTGCTCTTCCTGCCAGGTGCGACGGAACCCGAAAAGCCTCAAGCCACGGTGCCGCCGCGTGTACTTGGCCAGTACGTGGCGCAGGGGCAATGAGCCACCAAGGCGATTGCGCGGGCGCTCCAAGTAGCCATTGCCAAAAACAAGGAAGTCCAGAGCAGCCCAATGCACCGTGGCGCGGCTCAGCAGCGGATGCGGGCGCAGCGTGCTGGCGAGCACCTGGGCCTTGAACTGGATGGCGCTTTCGTGGTGGGTGGCAGCGCGCAGCGTGCGCGCCAGGCCATCGAAGCTGATGGGGGTTTCGTACCAATCCCCATTGAGCCAGCATTCCACGTAATCCAAGATTTCGCGTCGGTCCAGCACGGCCTCGGGATCGCCGAAAGAGAATGCTTCGGCAGTGGCCGGCGTCGTCATGGTGCCCGCTGGGGTTGTGGTGTCTGTCATCAGTAAATCTCCAAAGTCGTGCGACTGGAAACACCGCCCACGGCGACGGCCTCCAGCGGCTCGTTATCCATTGCATTCATGCAGGCCCAGGCCAGATCCGCGTGGCTTGTCTCGCCGCCACGGCCCGCCGCATAGGTCACGCTTTTGCCCGAGCCCGTCAATTCGCGTTTGATGGCCATGAAACTGCGCTGCAGATCCACGTCGCCGGAATCGAATTCAAAGCGGCCGGCGCGCATCAGGCTTTGCGCCTTCATCACCAGGCGCGTTTTGACTTCCACGCTGTACTGCAGCGACTTCACGGACGGGAAAAACTTCTTGACGATCTGATAAACGCCCTGACCCAGACCCGTGGTGTCGATGCAGATGTGGGCCACGTTGTATTTCTCCGTCATCTTGCGGATGACTTCGGCCTGGTCCTCAAAGTCCGGCTCCTTGAACTGGATGCGCTCCAGCACGCGGAACTTGCCCCCGGGCCTGTCGGGCGCGGCCAGCACCACCAGGCCGGCAGAATCGCCCGTGTGGCTGGGGTCATAGCCAATCCAGACGGGTTTGCTGCCATACGGCCGCAGCGTGAAAGGTTTGAAATCGCTCCATGCGTCCCAGCTGTCGGCATGGCAGCGCATCAGCGTGGACAGCGGGAAAACGGCGAAGGTGTCATCGACAAACCCGCACATGAGCAGGTTGTCCCATTCCTCGTCCGAATACTCGAAGCGCAGCTCGTCAAGGTCGAACAGATTGCAGCCGCCGCGCTGCGCATCCAGCACCGTGACAATCTGCCGCCATATCTTGTCCTCGCCGGTGAAGCCTCCCGCCAGGTGCGAATGGCTCAGGTCCAGCTCTATGCGGTCCTTCTTGGCGCGCTTCTTGTTGATGCGCTCCGCACTCCACAGGGCATAGGCCTGGTGCTGCAGGCTGCTGGGCGTGGAAAACAGCGTCTTGCGCCAATGCTTGTGGATGGCCATACCGCTGGCCACTTTCCACAGCTCCGTGAAGTTGTTGACCCAAAAGAATTCATCGAAATAGAGATTGCCGTGATACGACTGCGCGGTGCGCGCGCTCGTGCCCAGGAAATACAGCGTGGCGCCATTGCTCAGGACGATGGGATCGCCCTTCAAATCGATATCGCAATGCTCCTTGGCAAACGCGATGATGTACTGCCGGAAAACATGGGCCTGCGCACGGCTGGCCGAAAGAAAAATCTGATTGCGGCCCGTCTTCAGGGCATCAATTAAGGCCTCGCGGGCGAAGTACCACGTTGCCCCGATCTGGCGCGATTTGAGAATGGCGCGCGTGCGCTGCTGGATCTGCTCCCACCATGTGTTTTGGTAGTTGAAAAGCGAATCCAGAAATGCCCGTGTGATCTTGTCCACGTCCTCGGACGTGAAGTGATTGCGCTCGGGCTGCTTCTTTGGCCCGGCATTGCGCTTTTCGATGGCCGGATTCAGATCCGTTTCGCGGCCCGTGCGCTCGTACTTGTGCACGCGCGCCAAGCGCTCCATGGCACGCCCCAGCGCGTCCATTTCCTTGTAATCGCCGTTGCCCTTGCCCTCTTTGTGGATGAGCGTGCACAGGCGCATTTCCAGCGATCCCTCGACGCGCTCCACGGGCTTGGCCGCATCCCAGCCATCGGCCTTTTTCCAGTCGTGCACGGTGGTGCGCGGAATGCCCAGGTGCTCGGCGATGTGCGTGATGCGCCAATGCATCCAGTACAGCGCGCGGGCTTGGCGTCGCAGGCCCGCCTCACCGTCTGCAGTGAGGTCATGCAGTAGCTGCACCTCGCCGGCCGGCGTGGCGGCGGGTTGGATGGGGAAGGGGTTGGCAGGCCTCTTTCGGCGCACGGCAGAAGTCATGCCATCGAGTGTCTGCATGCCCTCGCGCGCGCGCATCACCTTTGCCCGCTGTCATCGCCTCGCACCGGCCATTCAGTTGGACGCCTACGCGGTGCGGCGGGAGCATAGAGGCATCCCCAAAAGGGGCCTATCAACCTACTCGCCAACCTGCACACATGAAAAAGTCCAAGTTGTTCCGCGTGGCTACCGAAGGTGCCACTACTGATGGCCGCACCATTTCTCGGGCGTGGATCGAGCAAATGGCTCGCAACTTCGACCCGAAGAAATACGGCGCCCGTGTCTGGATCGAGCACATGCGCGGCCTGCTGCCTGACAGCTCGTTTGCCGCCCAGGGCGACGTGCTTTCCGTGCAGGCCAAGCAGGAGGCAGACGGCAAGCTCGCGCTGTATGCGCAGATTCAGCCCCTGGACTCGCTGATCGCCATCAACCAAAAGGGCCAGAAGCTCTATACCTCCATCGAGGTGGACCCCGATTTCGCGGGCTCCGGAGAGGCCTATATGGTCGGCCTGGCCGTCACCGACACGCCGGCCAGCCTGGGCACCGAGATGCTGCAGTTTGCCGCGCAGCATCCCAACACCAGCCCGCTGGCCGGCCGCAAGATCAAGCCGGGCAACCTCTTCACCGCCGCCGAGCATTTCAGCCTGGAGCTGGAGCAAGAAGCCGCAGCCCCTACTGGCAGCGATGCCGGCGCCATGCAGGCCATGGTGGGCATGTTCTCCAAGTTCCTGGACAAGCTCTCCCCACAGCAGCCCGAGAAAAAGCCCGAGCCCGTGCAGACGCACAGCGCGACGGCTGACCAGGCGCCGCTGGTGGAAGCCTTCGCCGAGGCCAGCAAGGTGCTCAAGACCATGGCGCAAAAGCAGGACGAAATGGCCGGCCAGGTCGCCCAGCTGCAAACGCAGCACACCGACCTGGTGAAAAAGCTCAGCCAGCAGGAACAGACGGGCCATCAACGCCCACCCGCCACAGGCGGCAACGGCCAGGCAATGGCCGACTACTGACAGCCGCGTCAGGCCCACCAGACCACCACCGACACACCGAGGAAAACCACAATGCGCAACGAAACCGCAGCCCTCTTCGATGCCTACACGACACGGCAAGCCCAACTGTCGGGCGTGGCCAGCGTCGCGCGGCAATTCAACGTCTCGCCGACCGTGCAGCAGAAGCTGGAAACCCGCATGCAGGAATCGAGTTCATTCCTGAAGTCCATCAACATCCTGCCCGTGGTGCCGCAGCAGGGCGAAAAGGTGGGTCTGAGCCTCACCCGTCCCGTCGCCAGCCGCACGGACACCACCGCTGACGGCCCCCGCAAGACCAAAGATCCGACAGGCAAGGACAAGACCGGATACCACTGCCTGCAGATTGATTCCGATACCCACATCAAGTACGCGATGCTCGATGCCTGGGCGCACTTCCCCGACTTTCAGGTGCGTATCAGCGACCTGATTGCCGAACGCAATGCGCTGGACCGCATCATGGTGGGATGGAACGGCAAGGAAGCCAAGGCCACCACCAACCTGACCGCCAACCCTCTGCTGCAGGATCTGACCAAGGGGTGGCTGCAGCGCCTGCGCGAAGAGGCGCCCGAGCGCGTCATGTCTTCTGGCAAGGTGGCGGGCAAGGTCACTGTGGGACCGGGTGGCGACTACAAGAACCTCGACGCCCTGGCCATGGATGCCAAGCACTCGCTGATTGATTCGTGGCACCGCAAGCACCCGGATCTGCGCGCCATCTGCAGCGATGACCTGATGCATGACAAGCTGTTCCCCATCGTGAACAACAACGATCTGCCCAGCGAGCGCCTGGCGGCCGACATGGTTGTGAGCCAGATGCGCCTGGGCGGCAGCCAGGCCGTGACCGTGCCTTTCTTCATCGACGGTGGCCTGCTCATCACGCCTCTGAAAAACCTGTCCATCTACTGGCAACGCGATGCGCGCCGCAAGGCCATCATCGACCATCCGGCCATGAACCAAGTGGACTTTTTCAACAGCTCCAACGACGACTATGTGATCGAGGATTTCGGCGCCTGCGCCTTCGTCGAAAACATCGAATTCATCGAATAGCCCGGCCCCAAGCCGAGGGGCCAGGGCCGTGCTGCAGCTCAGCGGAGCGGCCCATGTTGCAAGCCACCACCTGGAACACACCATGCCAATGACTCCCGCGCGCCTGCACCGCATGCGTGTGCTGGCGGAACAAGAGGCCGCCGCATCCGCCGCCATCGACCCGCACGGCCCCATGCAAGGCAGCGAACACCAGCTCATGCTGGCCACGCTGTACGCCCACAAGGCCACGCTGAAAAACATCAAGGCCGTGGAAAACAAGATTGCGGCCAAGGTCAAGCTGCTGAGCGACTTCGATGCCTACATCGACGGCGTGCTGCAGGCCGATGCCGGCGCCCAGGACCCCGTGCTGGTGGAAGTGCTCGTGTGGCAGATCGACGTGGGCAACTGGCCGCGTGCCATGCAGCTGGCCGACTACGCGCTACGCCACGGCCTGCAGATGTCCGACAGGTACAGCCGCGACCTGGCCTCAGTGGTCATGGAAGAAACAGCCGAGGCCGCCATTGCCGGCAAGCTGGCCGGCCATGACGCCATGGTCACGCTGGCCAAGGTGGACCAGCTCACCACCGGCCTGGACATCCATGACCAAGTGCGCGCGAAGCTGCACAAGGCCATCGGCTGGGCCGCCATGGGCAAGACCACCACCACCGAGGTGGACCCCAAACAGCTGGAGCTGCAGCCCGTGCAAATCGCGCTGGAGCACCTGACACGCGCCGTCACCTTGTTTGAAAAGGTGGGCGTGAAAAAAGACGTGGAGCGATTGGAGCGCCGCTTGAACGAGCTGCAGTCCAACCCTCCCACCTGAGCGAACCCCACGCACCGGGCGGCTCCGTGGCCACGGCCAACTGGCCATGCCATGCACGGCCAACGCCACGGACCACCGCCCACCTACAACCCCGCCGCCGCTCACCATGTCGATGATCGCCACCGCCAACCCGCCCACCTCGGCCACCGAGCCCACCGTGACCAATGACGGATGGTTCCCGGACATGTCGCCCGCTGCCGTGCGCGACGCATGCCGCCTCGACGGCACCGCGACCAGCCACCGCCTGCTGCCGGCCCTCAAGGACGCCATGCTCAGCGTCAATGCCGAGCTGGCCGAGTGGGCGGCCGAGCAGCGCGCGCGCTGGGGCTATGCGCAGTTGGGCGACGTGCCAGCGCCGCAGGTAGGCGGCGAAAGCGCCAAGCTCCTGCACTACCGCCGCGCCGTGCACGAATGCCTGCAGGCGGATCTGCAAGAGGCCTACCGCGAAAGCGCGGCCACCAAGGTGGGTGGCGGCGGCGAGGAAGCCGTGCGCGAGGCCCTGGCGGCCAAGGTGGATTACCACCGCAAAAACCAGCGCTGGGCCATTGCCGACCTGGTGGGCCGTGCCCGTTGCACCGTGGAACTGCTGTAGCCATGGCCACCATCAGCAGCCCCACCACCACCGTGCGCGCCCATGAGCACGACACGCTGGACGCCCTGTGCCACCGGCACCTGGGCCGCACGGCCGGCGCCGTGGAAGCCACGCTCAACGCCCACCCTGGCCTGGCCAAGCGCGCCGCAGGCCTGGGCGCTGGCGAGCCCGTCCAACTGGTGGCCGCGCCCGCGCCGGCCCGCCCAATGATTCAACTGTGGGACTGATATGGACCGCGAAACCATCGTGAAAGCCGTTGCCATGGAGGGTGCCAAGGCCGCCCCGCCCGTCACCGTCGTGGCCGCCAACGTTGCCAACGGCTGGACCATGACCCACACCGCTACCGCGCTCACCATCATCTACGTGCTGCTGCAGGCGGCCTACCTCGTGTGGCGATGGAGCAATGAGCGCGAAGACCGCCGCGCCAAGCAGGCGCGCGAAGCTATGGACCAGGCCGCAACCTGCAAGGTGCAGGCATGAGCGGCCAGCGCATCCCCGCCAAGCTGCTGGGCATCGGTGCGGCCATCGTCACTGCCTGGATTGCGGCCGAGGGTTTCAGCTCGGCGCCCATCGTGCCGGTGCAGGGCGACGTGCCCACCATCGGCCACGGCGCCACGCACTACGAGGACGGCAAGCGCGTGACCATGGCAGATCCGCCCATCACGCGCGAGCGCGCCCGGCAACTGGCCACCAACCTGCTGGAAGCGCAATACGGCACCTGCGTGCGCGACTCGCTGGGCGACACGCCCATGCACCCCGCTGAATTCGCCCAGGCCGTGGACTTTGCCGGGCAGTACGGCTGCGGCGCCTGGCGCGGCTCCAGCATGCTGGCGCGCACCCGGGCCGGCGACTATGCCGGCGCCTGCCAGGCCTACCTGGCCTATCGCTACATGACCAGCGCCCGGCAGGAGGCCGCAGGCTGGACCGCCTACCAATGGGACAGCGCGGGCCGGCCGCGCCGCTGGCGCTTTGACTGCAGCACGCCGGGCAACCGCGTTTGCCGCGGCGTCTGGACCCGGCAGCTCGCGCGGCACGGCGCCTGCATGGAGGCCCTGACGTGACACCACACCACCACCAGCGCGGCCTGCTCGGCTCGCAATTCCTTCTGACCGGCGTGCTGCTCCTGGCCTTGATCCTGGCCACGTTCTACATGGGCGTGCTCTACGAAGGGCGCCGCGCCGCCAAGGCCCAGCAGACCGCCCTGCAGGATCAGCAGCGCAAGGCCGACGAGGCTGTGGACAAGCTGCGCGCCGAGCGCGACGACACAGAGCGCGACTTGCGCAAGCAGATCGCCGACCAGAAAGCCAAACTCGAAACCGCCCAAGGAAACGCCAATGCAGCTCATCAAACCCATGTCGCTGGCGTGCGTGCTGGCACTGTCCGCGTGCGCGTCCCCATCGTCCCTGCAGTGCCCTCCTGCGGTGGACCTGCGCCACGCGGCCCCGCCCAGGGTGGAGCCGCTGGGCCTGAAACCGCGTATGCCCAACTTGACCCAGAGGCAGCGGCAAATCTTGCCGACATCGCCCACGATGGGGATCAAGGAATCCGGGAGCTGAATCACTGCATCGACCGATACGAGCTGATGCGCAAGGCCATGGACCGCTGGACCGAGCAGACACTGGCCGGCATGGGGGGCTGACATGCTCAAGCTGCAGAGCCTGCGCGACTTCCTGGCCCAATGCGCGCCCGACCTGGCGCGCAACCCTGAGGATTTCATCGTCTACGGCGATGACGGCCGCCTCATCGCCACGGGCACGGCCTCGCTGTCCTTCGAGTACCGATACACCGCCTATGCCACCCTGCTGGGCTACGCGGGCCACCCGGACGCCATCATGGTGCCTCTGCTGGCCTGGTGCCAGGTCAACCAGCCCGAGCTGTTCGACAACCCCGCCAAGCGTGAGAACGCCATACGCTTCGGCGTGGCACCGCAAAGCGCATCCACCTACGACCTGGGCATAGAGATAGACCTCACAGAGCGCGCCATCGTCACGCCCGACCCGGACCACGAAACGCGCCTGCGCATCACACACCCCGACGAACCAGGCGCCGTAGGCCTGCAGCGCTTCGATGGCAAGGACGTGCGGCAGCTCGAAGTCTGGGAGCTGTGGATGCGGGACGAAAAGCTGGCGACCTGGGAATTTCTGCCGCCCGCCTGGCGCCAACGCATGCCGCTGTAAGCCATGGCCCAGGAACTCAAGGCCCTGGAAGATTGGGCCGGCGCCTTCCTCGAAAAGCTCAGCCCGCCTGAGCGCAAGCGCCTCGCCGCCCAGGTGGCGCGCAGCCTGCGCACCACCAACACGCGCCGCATGACGCAGCAGCAGGCGCCAGACGGCAGCCGCTGGGAAGCACGCAAGCCGCCCCCGTCGCTCAAGGGCCGGCGCAAGCCCCGCTTTGAAACCAAGACTGGCCCCATGATGGCCAAGCTCAAGCGCGCCAAAGCCTTGCAGGCCAAGGGCCAGACCGATGGCGCCGTGGTCGAATTCCTGGGCCGGGCCCAGCGCGTGGCCCGCGTCCACCACTTCGGGGAAACCGACAACGTGAACCCGGGCCGAGGCCCGCGCTACGACTACCCGGCGCGCGAGCTGCTGGGCTACGGGGACGAGGATCTGGACAAACTGCGCACCCTCGTGCTGCAGCACCTGAAACTCTAGATCGCCTCTCGGCGGTTGCACCGCCTGGCACCGGCCATGCTTGTGGCCTTCGCGCGCGTGCGTGGCCACCATGGGGGCCATGGAATCGCCCGTCGCACAAACCGAATCGCCCTACGAGGCCGCCCGCCGCCTGGAGAACCTGATCCGGCGCGGCACCGTGGCCGCCGTGCGGCTGGCCAGCCCGGCCCGCCTGCGCGTCAAGGTGGGCGACAACACCACGGCATGGCTCCCCTGGCTGGCCCTGCGCGCTGGCGGCGCCCAGGGCGGCCGGCACTGGTCCCCGCCCGTGGTGGGCGAGCAGGCCGTTGTGCTGTGCCAGGGCGGCGACATGACCCAGGGCGTGGCCCTGGTGGGCCTGTATTCCGACGCCATGCCGCAGCCCAGCGACCAGCCTGAATGCGAGCGCATGGAGTGGACGCAAGACAACTACCTGCAGTGGCTGCGCGGCGCCCTAGAAATCATGTGCCTGGAGTCCATCACCCTGGACGTGGGCCAGGGCCAGTGCCGCCTGCAGATGACCCCCAGCAGCCTGCAGCTCAACGTGGGCGGCGCATCACTCAGCATGACGGCCGGGGGCATCTCCACCAACGTGGACATCGTGGCCAAGGGCATCAGCCTTGTGGAGCATGTCCACGGCGGCGTGCGCTCCGGCGACAGCAACACGGGGGCGCCACGATGATGGACCGCAACACCGGCCGCGCCATCACCGAGGTGGAGCATCTGCGCCAGTCCATCGGCGACATCCTGGCCACGCCCATCGGCACGCGCGTCATGCGCCGCGATTACGGCTCGCTCGTACCCGCGCTGGTGGACCAGCCCGACAACCGCACCACCGAAATCCGCCTGCTGTCTGCCGCCGCCAGTGCCCTGATGCGCTGGGAGCCGCGCTTGCAGCTGCAGCAGCTCAACATCGAGCGCGACCCGCTGACCAAGGGCCGCGCCACCATCACCGTGGTGGGCAACCTGCTGACCGGCGCCGCCGCCAAGGCCCGCGCCCTGCGCCTGGCCGTCACCATCGGGGGCGCGCCATGAGCCAATCCCTGGGCACAGACCTGGCCACCCTCCCCGCCCCGCAGATCATCGAGCCGCTGGACTTCGAGCAGATACTGGCCGACCTCA